TCGTTATAGGGAAGATTTTCTACAAATCCTGTAAACACATCCCATGCTTTCATGAAATTGTTTCCAATCATGTTGCCAAAATTGGTCCATTCAACTTCGTGAATAAATCCTGTGACGCCTTCAGCAAATTTCTTTCCAAGGTTTTTGAAGTCTGTTCCTTCCAGAAGCTGATTTGCCATATTGACAATAGTATTTAATCCAGCACCAACAGTGCGTCCCATCAAATTCCAGTTGATATTATCAACAAGGCTGTTGAAAGTCTGGGTGAATGCACTGGTAAATTTAGTGATGTAAGGGCCTACTTTGTTCCAGTTAATAGCATCATAGAGTTTTTGCATACCCCAGTTGATGCCATCAGCCATGATTTTTCCAAGACCTTTCCAGTCTTTTCTCTTAAAGGCATTTACAATGGCATCTGCCATTTTATTTGCCCTGTTGGACATCTTTTTAAAAGCTTCATCCCATGCTTTTTGATATGCAGACAAAGCATCATCTAATGCAGCATCAAGTGCTCCTATATGTCCTAACCCACTATTTCCAGAACCGGAAGAAGGATTACTTGTATTACCAGAATCAGAATTGTCATTAAGCTGATTCAGTTCATCAAATGAAAGAACTGACAATGTTTTTTCGAGTTTTTTGGCATTCTTATTTGCAGTATCAATAGAACCACTGGCATTATCCATATCATCCGCAATGTTACTTGTATCTACAGAAATACCGCCAGTAGATGATACAAAGTTTGACAGTTTGATTCCAAGCAATTTTGCAATATAAGCAAACATTCTTTGAAGCGCAATGACTATTGCGTTGATATACGGAAGAACTGTTCGCAGTATAGGAACGAACAAGGAACCTATTGTTCTACCAAGGGATGCAAAATTGGATTGCAGCATACGAATCTGGTTTGCTGGCTGATTTCGAATTGTTATCGTAAGGCTTTTTATCCTTACTTCTGCATCATTATAATGCAGTCCAGCGTACCTTTTTACCACGGGTTCTGCACCCGTACCGACCGATAGCGATGCCTCTTGGGAAGATTATATTCTGTAGCATCTCAGCGACAGGTTCACTTCCTACGCGTTGCGGTTGACTATGTTTTTGCCCATAGCCTTCACTCTCTGATTACCGTTGCAAACGGCTTTCCAGCTTATTTCATCACTTATAACCCATATCCTACTTGTCGGTTTCGATATAGGCGACTAAATCAACAGCTATGCATTTATCACGCCGCTGACTGGTTAATCGTATTAGCCAAATCACCCCATGCATATTTAGAATTATTCAGCAAAATAATTGTACGTAAGATCGTTTTATCTGCCTGAGATAAATTTGATATGCTGGTGTTGATTCCCAGATTGTATAATTCCTGTTGCATATTGGCATTGCGGATATTGATGCCATACTTGTCCATTGTACGGCTCATGCCAGTCAATCCGGATGCCATGTCTTCCCATACATCTTCAAAATCCATGTTCCTTACAGATGCAAGGTCAGAACCAATCATTGTCAAAGCATTTGACAACTTCAATGCAGTCTCGGAGGTATCGCCCATAGATGATGACATCTGTGCGAATGTTGCCTGATACTGCATGGCCTTTTCAGGGTCAAGTCCAAGGCTTGCAGTATTTGTTCTAGTAAGTTCCCCAGTATCGGAAATTTCAAATCCTGTCAATTTCTGAGAAAGTTGTTTTGCTCTCTCTTGAAATGAATTGGCATATGCTTCTGCGGATTTAATACCGCTCTTCTTCCATTCGTCTGTGTCGATTCCTTCTGCAACTTGATTAAATGCAGAGTTGAAATAATTCAAAGTCTCTACGTAATTCATCGCAGATTCTACAGGCGATGATAAAACTTCAAGGGCCCGTTTTACTAAAAATCCTTTTGCATATAAAGCACTCAACTTATTTGTCAATGAGTTTAACGGATTTGACAGTTTTCTTATTTTTTCACCTGTTTCGGACGAAGCGTTTCCTATTCCGGCTATGGCTGATACTACTTTTCCCCCAAGAGATATTGCTTTTGAAGCAAAAGCCTGGAACGCATTAGCAACACCATGCATTACGGAACTGACTTTAGAGCCAACAGACGACAAATTATTGAGTGAGCTTGAAACACTGCTTGTAGCTCTTCCAACTTTACTTCCAGACGAAGCAAGTACAGCCAATGCCTCTGTCATTCTTATTGTGCTCGAACTGATATCTGGTGCGCTTTTCATTACGTCAAAAAACTTCAAAACCTCTTGCGCGAGAATTGATAATTGACTGGCAGTCTTTCCAGTTTTATCTCCTGCACTAGCTAATTTTCCAAGAGAAGTAATAAAAGCATTGGTGGATGCTGATACTTCGCTCATAGAGCCTAATTTAGTAGCCGCATTATTTAAACTTGTCGCAAGATTCGGAAATTCCTTTGATACATTGCCGATATATTGTCCTGTACCGGCAAGTTTAGCTATAGCGGTTGTAAACCGGCTAACGCTCGGAGAAACATCTGGAATAGCATCAAGTTTCTGCATCTCAGTAAGAATTTTGCCTAATTTCCCTGTATCAAACTGACTGAAATCAGATTTTCCAAGACGATTGATAGCGTTTATAGCCGCATTCAATCCATTTGCTTTAAAATTCACGCTACCTAAACTTTTTAAAGAATTGGAAAAATTATTTAACCGGCTTATGTCAAGATTTCCAAAGGCAGTGTTTAATGTATCTAATTTTTTTACAAGGTTATTAATAGACCGCACCGCCTGAGTTGTGCTACTCTCTATTTGTATATTGAGGGTATCTATGGTATTATCGGCCATTAAAGCACCTCCTTTTAATCAAAAAAATAAAGGGCAGACAAGACTTTTAATCCTGCCTGCCCTCGTCATTATTACCATGATTCAGCTCAAAATTTGCTTGCATGAGTTGCAATGTCATGAGCAACCTGTCACGTTGCCGTTTCTTTTCTGTTTCAGAAAGATTCTCTTCATCCTCTTGCTTTTGCTTTTCGGCTGTTTGTGAAAATGGTTCTTTAAGGTATTCAGCCTTTGACTTTTTACCAATAAGCACATTTGCAACCGCAGTCTGAACTGCACACATCGTGTACATGTTGAACTGCCATGCTTGCGAATCAGCCATTTTTTGTTTTAATTTGTAGGCTTCCATATATGGTTCTAAATCATATGGTGTAGAATCCATAAACTTTTCTTCTGAAACACCGATTGATAAATACAATGGAAGTAATTTTTTATGAACTACTTCTGGAAAAGTTAGCTCTTCTTCTTGTGATCCTGTGGAGTCTTCGGAAGTTTCTTTTCTTCCTCCGATTTCTCCTCCATTGCTTTTACCATTCCGGATAAAAAACCGTTCTTCTCAAGCTCCTGACTTGCTTTTTCAAATAAAATGAATCCATTCTGAGGATTTTCCTCTGTGGATTCATCTTCGTAGTCGTCCAGAAGGTCGCATACCTTTTCATATGCAACTTTCTTTTCTTCTTCGGTTTCATACCCGAATTCATCTTTGTGTTTTCTTTGAAGTCCCGCCAGAATCAATTCTGGAAGCATTTTAATCATATCTTTCGGATTGTTGATTGCTCCCATAGAAGACACTTGTGTAAGAATGTCCGACTGGGTAAGCACGCCATATCCGAATTTTACTTTGTATGTTTTATCATTTACTGAGAAACTAAACATGATAACCTCCCTGTTTTACATCTTATTCAGCAGCTGCTGTCGGCTCAACTTTGGTATCCAGTCCCTTATATGTATTGATAATAAGAGAAATGGACATGGTTGCCGCTTCGTTCTGTGCAATTTCCGGCATTGGGATTTCACGACCACATTCTGCAATAACAAAGAATGCATCGGACATATCCGGGAATGATACCTGGAACCAAGTTGCCAGTCCTGTAGTTTTTGCAGCCTTAGAATCTTCGTACAGTTTTTTAATCTGTTTAACAGATTTATCTGGATCCATAATAAATTCAATCTCCCATGTACCACCGGTATCCTGTCTACCAGCTGCATACTGTGTCAGATAATCTTCCAGTGCAGAAACGTCAATCTGTTCTGTTTCAAGAGAAATACCGCCGATGGAAGAAGCTTCTTCCAGCTGTGTGAATTTGGCGGGCTTTGTGCCTTTCACAGTTTCAACGGCATATGAAAATTTCACACCAAGTGTAGTTAATCGTGCCATTTTGGCTCCTTTCCGCTTTTCAGCTATAAGTTTTTGCAATAAAAAAGAGCCTTAATGGCTCTAACGCTTAACCCTGCGTTTGGGAGATAAAAGGATCACCGTCCTTTCTATTCTTCTTTGCTTGCTTGCTTAATAATCTGATTTACATAATTACTTAATCCTGCGACAAGAATTCCCTGTGTGATAGCGGTAAATACCGCCATTGCAATTTCCTGCCCGTTAGATACGGTAGATGTTGCAAATACATAAATTCCACAAATTACCATTCCAAGGACTCCTAAAATTCCAGGAATGTATTTGTCGGATACTGTTTCTGCCTGCTTTAAAAATATTCCTGCAAAATACAGGACTACTGCAACAGTCAGAAGTTCTGGTTTTACATAGCTCAGAATCTGTTCCATAGTTTCTCACCCCCTTTTTTTAGAGAAATTGTCCGGTATAGGTCCGGCTGTATCTGCTAATGACACGTTTTATGCTGTTTTCTGCATTGTTTTGTAATTCAGGGCCATATATCCTCCGAAATCCCATGCCGACCATGGCTTTGTGGCTTGCTTCGTCGATTTCGTCATATACTTTTGATAAGGCTTTTGCACCGGATGCATATGATTCGGTTTGAAATGATATCAGCGTAGCGCATTCATCGCCCTCAAGGTCACTATTTATCGTTGTATTCCCGAGCATCAACAAGCGAGCATATGCCTTTTTTGTAGACGCTATTGTCTGGCTTTTATCCATAGAATAATTATATTTTCCAACAACAGGCTCAACTGCTTTTGACCATCGGTTAAAGACTTCTGAAATTGGATTTTTTATTGTGTCTGGCATGTTATCACCGCCTTATTTTAATCATGAAAAAAGCACCCACCACTCAGGTAGATGCTTTTATATGTTATAGTATATCATTTTGTTGTGTATGTTTCAGTATGGAATTTATCAGGAACTAAAGACTTCTTTTCCGATTTTCCGAATGTTCTGTATGATTTCTACAGTTGCTTTGTACACGGGCATAGTAGTTTTTGTACTTACTCTCTTCCTAAATCTCTCATCTGCAAATTGCCTTTATAAAATAAATCATCTATTTCTCGTATTCCCCTATAATATCTTCCAATAACTTTTTTATATGGTACATTGTATACTTCGCACCATTCTGAAAGTGATTTATTGTCTCCGTTTATATCAAGTCTAACGGTATTTCTTCTATTGCGAGATTGCAATTTTCTGTCAATCCAGCAACAATTTTCGGGG